ACCGTGGGCGAGCGGGACTTTGGCGTTCGAGGTGGGTCCCACAATATCCAAAGGAAGAATAGTGGACTGGGTCAATGCAAGTGGGCCTCAAATGAATTGGGCTTGGACCAGTAGATTCGAGACTGGGCCAATATAATAAATAAGAAATGGGCTTTATATCAAATCAAAGTCTTTATTGATGTCTAATACATTACACACTCACACACACACATTCGTACAGACATCATATTCATCCCCTATACGTATATCAACTAATGGTGCTTCATGCATCATCATTATATCAATAGCCTCTACCATGTCCTCCTGTCGAAACTCCCAAATACGAGAATCCCTGTACATGACCTTCAATATATGATGTATCCCTTCCTCCAAATTGTTGAAGTCGAATGGTTGTATGATCCCATCATGTCCGTATGGGATCATGAAGGTCTTCTTTGCCAGGGCTGGTGATCTTGTCGAACACAAGTCAATCCGGACCAGAATTGAATTGCCCTCGTTGATCTTTACGTTGATGGTAAATACCATACCCTTCTCGTTAGTATACTTGATCGTCATTTGCATGTAATTATGAACAACACATGAGATGAATCGTCTTAAATAGCTGCCAATTATCAGGATATATGGACATAATGCATATACGTGGTGCAATAATTATCATATGAATTTGAGTGGAGATACATATGATTGATAGTTACATGACTATCAATCATTGTCAAGAAAAAAAGAAAAAAAACAAACTTAATCACGAAAGGATTAACTATGGAAAAATAAAAGAAGAAATAAAAGGAAAGGAAAACCAAGAATGAAATAAAGAAGCAACAAAAAAGGAAAAATAAGAAAACACGAAAGGGAAAACACAAACATGAACACAAACAGAAACCTCTTGAGAAGAAATGGAAGCGCAGCGGGAAAACCAGGCAAAAACAAACCAAGGAAGACACATGAGCAAAAAAAGAAAACACTAAACTAACTACGAGGGTCCTACATGAAATTGTAGAAAGTCCGTACACAGTAATTAATCATTAATTACTGCGCAGTAAATGTGAATAAAATTAACCCTAGGGGTTAATTTTGGAGTCTCCAATAGGTAAATGAGTCCCCAATTGAGGCACCGATATATCGGTGCCTCGGAGAGAGAAATAAATCCCGGATCCCGAAAATACCCCTAAGTCTGTGTCTGGAAGGCGCGTGGTAATGCGCTGAAAAAGGTGACCTTCTCTCTCCTAAAACTCACCGGAACCTCCAAACTGGCTGATTCCGGTGTCAGTTTTCGACACGCGCGGCGGTGTGTACCCCTGGGAGGGTAGGTACCACTACGCTACGCAGCAGCCTTAGCTACGCCGGAGCTGAGCTCGCCCACGTTCTAATATT